CATTTATGCGGTCAGTCTCACGCCCCTCTCCTCCCATCACGATCTCCTCACCCCAGCACACCCACCTCCCCTAAACCAGGGCGAAGCCCGTCTCAACCAGCGTAGCGTCTCAACCAGGTGCCGCCCAGAGCGGCACCGTCTCAACCATCACCGCGCCTCAACAGGCCGCTTGCGCCCCCCCAACCGCCAACGCCCCTCCCCGAACCCGGAGGGTTCACCACGAATAGCCACTGGTCGACCGAGTTTAACGAGGGCTACCCGTGGACAATCACCCCACCACGCTACCGCGAAGCGGTAGGGCCCATCGCATGGCACGCCCCAGACCCCATTCCCGCGCCCAACATCCAACCATCACCCTCTGACGCACTGCCCACTGCCCACTGCCCACTGACGCACTGAGCTCCGGAGCGACCAACTCCCAACCATCTCACCTCCTCCAAACCGCCCTCCCACGCCCTACCCACCATATGCCCTCTTCATCTGCCCATTCACCCACGAAACCACCTCCCGGTGCCGCCCGTGCGCGGGGTCATAGTACGCCTTGTAGTCCGGATGATCCGGATTCGTCATCACATCCCGCGCCGCGGTTTCAGGGGATAACTTGTTCTGCACCTGCGTCGGCGAGATCAGTCGGTCCTCGCTGATGAGATCCGCCAGGCGCGCCATCGCCTTGATCGAGTCCGCCCGGTAGAACACCGGATGGTCATCCGGCAGGCCCAGCGTCATCGCCGCGCGGCGCGCATCCACCATGCGCTTCTCATAGTCCCCGCCAAAGATCCGCCGCAGCTCAGACTGCTCCTGCTCAAACAGACGCTGGCCCTCCACCTCCACACTCTGCATGCGGCCCACCGTCTCCTGCAGGTGCCAGGCAGACAGCCCCTCCACTTGCGCCTTCGTCAGGCCCAGCTTGTGCGCCGCCCCCGCAAAGGCATCCGCAAACTCCGGATTCCACTCCGTGCCTGGCGGCAGATTCTCCGGTTGCTTCAGGCCATAGTCCTCCGGCTTCCCCGGCACCCCCAGCGCCTTGTGAAACTCCGAAATCTCCTCCGGCTTCGCCTCCTTCCCCGGCAGACGGATCATGCCCTCCGTGCGCGTCATCGCCGCCCGCTTGTTCTCCATGAACGCCTCCGCCAGCTTGTCAAAAGAGCGGTAATTCGCCAGCGTCGCCCGCGACGCATCAAACTGCGAGGGCAACCGATCCTGCCACCCCTCCACAAACTCCCCCCTCTCATTCGCCAGCGCCCGGAAATCAAAGTCCCCAGCGCTCGCAGCCTCCGCAGACGCAGCACTACCGCCACCTGCACCACCTGCACCAGTCCCGCCAGCCACATCCGCAGCCTCTTCCATCACCAATCGTCCGAGCATCATCATCATGAGTTATAAGTTAAGAGTTAGACATTATTCGTTATGAGTTAAAAGCCAAAAACCAAACACTGAAAAGCCACAGAGGAATGCCATTAGACAGAATTGATAAAATTTGCAGAATTACGCCAGAAAGAAACCACAGATGTTCACTAACGAAACACTAATAGTTCTTATGAAACACGGCTCGCCCCCCTGTTCGGCCTCAGCCCCATCCGTCATTCGAAGCCAAACCCTAATTCCGTAAATTCTGTTAATTCTGTCTAAAACCTTCTCCATCAGCGCCCCCTCCGCACCCAGAAGTGGTTCCCCACCCCTGTCCCCATCTTGTTAATCCTAAAAAATCCTGTCAATCCTGTCCGAAAAATCGCCTCCCCGCATACCGCCTTGCAAACTCCTCCGGCCGATATTCCTTGAACCACGCCACCACGGCCACCGTCTTGTCCCCATAGCGCGGATCCTCCACCGGACACGGCGGAATCCCAGTCCCAGTCTCCGCCTCCATCCCCGTCTCCTTCGCAACTGGCACCTCCGCCTTCCCCCTCTTCTTCCGCCCCGCAGACAGCCCCACCTCACCCGTCCCCTCATCAACTCGATTCGTCTTCATAAGAAAAAACTCCATCACTCCATCACTCCATCACTCCATCACTCCATCACTCCATCACTCCATCACTCCATCACTCCACATTCCTAATTCCTAATTCCTAATTCCTAATTCCTAATTCCCTCCCCTCCCGCAATCCCCGCCTCCGCCGAGCCAAACCGCCACAGCGTCGCCACCACCTCACACTGCCCGTGCTCATGCTCCGTCATACCCTGCGTATGCTGCAGCGGATGCGCCGCGCGACACAGCATCGCCAGCACCAGCCGCCCCTCCGCAGACCCAAACACCGCCCGCGCCGCCTCCCGAAACCGCCGAGCCTCCTCCGGCTTCCCAAATAGCTTTTCTTCAAAGGTCATTCTGTTTTGCTGTTGTGAGTCGTTAGTAGCTAGAACCTCAGTCGGGTGGCACCGAAGTAAAAAGTAGCGTCAGTAAAAAGTGAAAAGTTCAGCTTCGCCCAGCACCCGGAAATTTCTCAACCAGGCGCAGCCGTCTCAACGTGCCGCTTGCGGCACATCTCAACTTCCCTCTCCCCCACTTTTCACTTTTCACTCTTAACTTTTCACTTTGCCCCGCCAGCCCCCTGAGGCCCTCCCGCCGCCATCCCCTCCGCCTGCATCTGCGCTTCCGCGCGTGCTTTGCGCAGCTGCCCAACCTCATCCTCAGACGGCATCCACTCCACCGGCACGCCTTCATTCAGCGCGATGTCGCGCATGGCCACATCCCAGTTCAGGTTGTCTGCCACCGCCGGGTTGAACTGCATCACCGGACCCATCATGCCCAGCACGCGATTCAGCGCCTGGTTGTTCACCGCCTTCAGCGCCAGCGCCAGGCGGGAGGTGTAGCGCAGCTTCGGGTCCGAGACCGCCCACATCCCCCGCTCATTCTGGTGCACCGCCTCCTCCGGCGGCATGGGGAACACCCCCTGCCTCATCAGCAGGGAAAACACCCGCCGCAGGATCGGCCCGTACATCTCCGTGGAGAGCAGCGTGAACGTCGGCGAGAACAGCTCCACCTTCTCCTGCGCCCGCTCGCCCACCTCATACGCCGTCATCTGCTTCGTGATCGCCGCCCACATCTGGAAGAGCTCCACGTGAAACGCAGACTTGATCGCCTCCTGCCGCGCCTTCACCCGATCCAGCCCCACATCATACCGCCCCTGCGTCAGCCACTCCCGCGGCACGCGATTGGGATCTTTGAAATAAGTCGTTCCCGTCGCCCGCAGGTCCACCTCCCCCTCCATGTCATCCGGCAGGAGCAGGCGCGGGAACGCCGCCACCTCCGCCAGCACATCCAGGTTCTTCTGCAGCTCATTGAGCTGGCGCGCCTCGGGCAGCGCCTGCCACGTGGGGCAGATCCCGTACGCCCCCGTGCCCCAGCGCAGATACCGCGAACCGATCGTCGGCATTTCCTCGTACCCACCCACCCGCACGATCGTGCGCGTCTTCACATGGATGTGCACGGAGGCGATCGGCTTGTTCGCCCCGTCCATCTTCGAGCCATCCCGCTCCGCATCCTCCCGCGGGTAGATCACATGCAGAAAGTCGTGCCGCTCCCCCTGTTGGGACGAGCCCGGCTCCAGCAGCACCCGTTGCAGACACTCCGGCAGCTCCTTCACCTCATAAACCTGCGCCGCCTCCCGCGCCGTGTACGTCAGCTCGCGGAACACCGTGTCCACCATGCCGTCCGCGCCATTGAGAAACGCATACGTCCCGATGTCATGCGCCTTGAAGTTCAGCGGATGTTTCATTGTCCCCTCCACATGCAGACAGCACGTGCCAAACGCCCCGCGATCCAGGTACGCCTCATGCAGCTCCGTGTAGAAGTTCGAGGTCGCCAGCGCCTCCAGCGCAATCTCCGAGCACTCCGCATACCAGCGCTTCGCCGCATCGCTCTGGCGCAGCTCCCGCGGCGGATCAAACGCAAACCACGGCGTCTGCGCCGGCGTCAGCCGCGACATGCACCCAGACGCCAGCGTCATGTTCGCCGAGATCGCCGTCCCATCAAACACCGACTCAAACCCCGCCAGACTCGGCGCATCCATCCGCCCCTTCACCGTGGATCGATTGGGCCGCACATAGTCCGCCATCTGCTGCCACAGCCCCAGCCAAGGCCCCCTCTCCGCCTGCGCCGCTTGCCAGCGGAGCATGATGCGGTCGGTGAGAGCTTTCTTGCGGGCGTTGGAGTCGGTGGTGTTCGTGTTCGTCATTGAGCTTGTTGTATATGTTATCGGCTTCCCGACCGCAGGGATAAGGGAAGAGGGTCAAGGCAAAAGGGCAGTCCCGCCTGCGGCGGATTTAGGAAATGACCGCCAAAGGCGCAACGTGCCCTTTCGGACGAGAAGACTCACGCATCGCTTTGCCTGATCCAGCGCAAAGGCTCAGCAATCAACCACCCAGCACCTCAGTCCCTAAACCAGGGCGCAGCCCGCCTAAACCAGCGTAGCGCCTCAACGTGCCGCTTGCGGCACCCTAAACCCTTATCCCTCTTCCCTTACCCCTTGACCCTTTATCCAAGCAGCGACCTCACTCCCCCCAGCGGCTTGCTCCCGCCATAGCCGCCCGTCGCGCCCGCATACGTCGTACGCAGCAGCCCGTAGCGTTTGCCCGCCGCGCGGCGTGCCTCCTGGTCGGCGTCCTCCACATCCGCGCTGCTTTGTGAGGGCGCAGGAGGAATCGCCACCGGCTCCGGGGCAGGAGGGATGTTGATCTCCGGCATCTTTTCCGGCTTCTGCTTCAGCATCTTCTCCATCAGCTCCAGGTTCTTCAGCTCCGCCTTCTTCTGCGTCGCCGTCTGCTTGGGGGCAGACTGACCTTTGCAAAAGCGGTTCAAGCGCCCATCAGGGCCGATCAGGTCGCGGTCGAAATACGGGCCGCCGAGTGTATCAGGGTGGTCGAGCATAGAATCTTGTTCGTTAATCTCCCATACCGATAGTAACGCAAGATATTCCCCCGCTCAAATCCTATTTTCGGCAATTCATAAGGGATCAGCCCCGGCATCTGCGTCAGATCCCCCGCCGCCAGGTAGCACAGCCACGCATCGCACCGCTCCCGCGCAAACACCTGCCACGGATCCGTCACCACCTCATACGGCGCCGAGGAATCCACCGCCCGCCCCATCAAAAAGAGCTCCGGCGTGCTGAACACATACCCATTGATCAAATGCCCCTCCAGATCCTCCCGAAACGTCCTCGCACAAGGCTCCAGCTCGTAAACACGAGCCGCAAGCTCTACTGGAGTCAGTCGTGTGTTCGCATCCATCGCTTCGTTCACGCAGTGAAAAGTTAAGAGTGAAAAGTTAAAAGTAACATCCCTAACCAACCACAGAGAACACAGAGGAATGCCTTTTAGACAGAATTAACAAAATTGACAAAAATACGGCGGAAAGAAACCACTGATATTCACAAACGAAACACTAATAGTTTTCAAGAAACACAGCTTACCCCTATTCGGCCACAGCCACGTCTGTCATTCGAAGCTAAACCCAATTCCGTAAATTCTGTTAATTCTGTCCAATCCTCATCCCAGCGTTCCGTCAGTACCCACAAGGGGTTCCCCACCCCAAAACCCCATCTTGTTAATCTCTTAAAAATCTTGTTAATCCTGTCTCTCCCTCATTGTCAGCGTCCCGTTGGCGTCCGTCAGCGGTTCCCTTGCATTCATTCCTAATTCATCATTCCTAATTCCTAATTTTCCCCCGGCTCCCCCCATACCCCGCCGTCACCTTCACACCCACCCCCGCTCCCCCCACACGTCCACCTCCGCCACCGCGGATAAACCCCGCCGCGCGCGCCTCCGCAAAGGTCCTTGCCGCATCCGCCGTGTGCGAGCACAGGTCATGCAGCGGCGCATCCCGCAGCACCCCGCTGCTCGTCTGCGGCATCCGTCGATACCCCTCCAGTCGGCCCACGCCAGAGGGCAGCTTCGCTCCCGTCTCACTGTGCTGCTCCATGTCCGTCCGCAGATGAAACCACGAGTGCGGCAGGATCTTGCGCAGCTCATTGATCCCCACCCAAACGTCCGGGGTTCGAGGCACCACATGAATCATCTGTGAGGGGATGCCCGCATCGATCAACTGCTGCCGGTACGTCTTCCCGCTGCCCTTGTCCGTGATCTCCGCATCATGCGGCAGGTAGTGGCCCGCCACTGGCCCGTGCGCCCGCTCCCACGCACGGATCACCCCGGCCACACCCGCCGCCCCTTTGCCCTCCCCCGCCGCCCAGTCCAGCCAGTTCACATCCTTGCCCGCCGGCTGCACCAGCCAGCCCGCCGTATTGTCACTGCTGCCCAGGTCCCAGAAGGTGTACAGCGGCAGCCCCACCTCCGGCACATACTCCCGCACCCGCCCCGCCGCCCGCAGGCGCGTCATCTCCGGGTAGATCTGCCCCGCCACCACATGGCGGTCGCACTCCTCCACCACCGTGGGGAACTGCTGGAACATGTCCTCCCCCTGCTCGCGACGTTTTACCTCGTACCAGGCCTGCCGCTCCGGCGACACCTCGATGCCGTGCGTCTCCCGCAACCCCTCAAAGTACCGCGCCGTCTCCGCCCGCTGCGGCACCCGCCCCGGCAGCGCATAGCTCGGGTGGTTCACCCAGGAGAAAAAGTGCAGCCGCCAGTCCAGCGCCGTCATCTCCCGCCCCGCCCCTTCCAGCGAAAGCTTGAAGAGCGCGTAACACTCGCCAAACCGCCCGCCCTCCATCGTCGTCTCGATGTCGATGATCCCCGTCAGCGGCACCGCATTGATCGACCCTCGCTTGATCTCCGCCGCCTTCGCCGGCTTCTGCGCCGCGATCGGCCCGTACTCAGACACATGCAGCCGCTGCGGCGTCCCACCGGTAAAGCTCACATCCGCACTCTGGCTGCTCCCGTTCGCCCACTCCAGGCACCCGCCGTTGTCCTTCACCAGTGGATTCTCCTCCTGGATCCAGCGCCACAGCTCCGCCAGCGCCGGATCCGGATGCCGCGGGCCCGCCTCCCACGCCATGCGGGCAATGTGCAGCTTGTCCTTCGCATCCGCCTCCTTCTTGTCGATGTGCGCACACAGCGTGTTCGGCGTGAAGATGCACGTGTCCAGGTAGTCCAGCACAATGAAGGTGGACATCCCCAGCTTGCGCGCCTTCGGCACAAAGTTCCGCGTATGCCGTTCCCGCATGAACTGCGCCTGCTCCGGCCGGAGGGTGAAGGGCACCATCACCGCCCCCTCCTCCGGCAGGATCTGGTACAGGTGGTGCATGCGCCAGGACTTCGAGGAGATGCACTCCTCGAACTCCCTCAGCTCCTCCGTTGTCCACTCCCCGCTCACGGCATCCATCACATCATCAAGAGAGACCCCGACCCACGCTGTTTCTTCTTCTCCGGCCCCATGCTGCTCGACCGCGAGGGCGCCGGACCACCCAGCAGAGCAGAGCGACGCTCCGCCGGCACCGGCACCGTCTGCGCCACCGGAGCCGCAGCCCCCTGCGGACTGCCCGCAGACCTCCGCTTCTTCCCCCGCTCCGCCTCCCCCGCCGCGATGATCGCATCGCGAAACGCCTGCCCATTGTCCGCCTTCTGCATGTATCGATCGTGTTGTTTCATCGTATTTTCCCTTTCAAATCCAAGGTTCAAGCACTTCAAAACCACAGAGAACAAACCGCTTCACAGAATTGGGATTTCTGAAACCACTGATGAAACACCAATGGTTCTGAAGAAACAGGGTACGCCACAGGCGTTGCCAAAGCCACGTCCGTCATTCGAAGCCAAACCCTAATTCCTCAAATTCTGTCAATTCTGTCTAAACCTCATCATCAGTGTTCCATGAGTGCCCATCAGTGGCTCCCTCTCCACATCTTGTTAATCCTTCAAAAATCTTGTTAATCCTGTCTCCACCTCATCGTCAGCGTCCAGTTAACGTCCGTCAGCGGTTCCCTTTATTCATTCCTAACCCTTCTTCCCTTACCCCTTTTCCCTCTTCCCTCTCCCCATCACCGCCGCCAGCACCCCACGCGGCCCCGTCAGCTGCACATCGTGTTTCTCCGGTTCATCCCAGCCCAGCATCTTCGCCAGGCGCTCCATCACCCCGCGCTTGTCGGGGAAGATCGCATAAGGCCCGTCCTTCCCCATCTTCAGCTCACACAGCGGATGCTCCAGATGCGCCGCACTCGGCGGCGCCTTCAGGATCTCGATGCACATCGCCACCGCCTCCTCCCGGCTCATTCCCGCCCGCGCCGACGTGATTTCCTGCAACTCCCTCACCCGCGCCCGCACCTCCTCCGTCCCATGCAACCGCCAGGCATGACTGCCACCCCCGCGGTACCCCGCCCGCTCATAAGCCTCCACCGCCGTCAATCCCGACGCAACCCCCTGCGCAAACGCTTCATGACGTGGATTCTCCAGTACGGGCATGGCGCTTACAGCTTAGCGCACTTTTGAGAGATAGCAAGAACGTTGTTGGATTCCAGCGGCGGAGAGTTTTCAGTTTTCAGCGGGTGCCCGGTGACACTACGCTGACAATGGGCAGGGGAGTTGCTTTGCAAAGAGAGGCCAACCCTGTGTCCTGCGGTTGAGGGGTTTCGGCGATCAGTGCATTCGCTGAAAACTGAAAACTTGAAACTGAAAACTCCTCCCCGTTGGAGTACCGACTTTAGTCCATTGCCATCAGGGAAAAAGTGGCGAGGCCCATTGTCTCCCTTTGCGAACGAGCTGAGGGCCGAAGGCCCGGTCTCATGCCAGCCTTGGGCAACGCCCAAGGTTAGTCAACCCTCTAGAAGAGGGAGGGCTGTAGGCCCGGCGTCATTCAGGGATGTTCGTCGTGGGCAGGCTTGATGAGACCGGGCCTTGAGCCCTCAGGGGTTGGTTTGTCATCTATTCCTTGGGCGTTGCCCAAGGCTGGCATCACGCCGGACCTTCGGCCCTTCTGAAGTGGCAGCCCTGCCATAAGTATAGCGGATGCGCCATCGCGGCTCCGAGGCTCACCAATGCAAATCAGCAAGGCTATCTTTTCCCTGATGGCATTGGCATTGATGCGGTCACCCTCAAATGTGCCATCACCCCTTTCCTCCATGCCGCTCCCATTGATGCACAGCCCCCCCGATCACCGCTTCAGCCGCCACCAAGATACCAAAACCCCGATGATGGCAACCAATGCCGCCGCTGGCCAGGCAAACCGTGAGAGCGACTTCTCCGATTGAGCGGCAGTTGAGGCGGGCGTCGAGGTTCCTGCCTGCGGCCTCGCAGTAGAAGAGACATCGGGCTTCTTAGCTCCACCCACAGGCGCCGCCGACTCGGCAGACGGCTCCGGTTTTGACTTGGGGTCGGGGGCTAGTTTCAATGCTGCAATTTCCGGCAACGCTTCGATCACCTGCTCCCCTGCCACAGACTTTCGAATCCTCCCGCCGCCTCCGCCAGCCGGGTTGGAGTACCGACTTCAGTCGGCTCAGTCGCCACACCAGAAAGCCCCCAGCAGCGCCCATCGGCCACAAGTACCAAACAACACCCGCACCGTGGTTGGAGTTCCGCATTGATGCGGTCACGCCTCAAACGTCCCATCACCCCGCTCCTCCATGCCGCCCCCCACCAGCGCACTGACTCACCCAGCCATCCCCCCGCTCATCGACCCCTTACCTCATCACTGCATCACCGTCGAACCGAACTCCCCAGCCATCGGCCCACCCAGCCCACGCCATATTTCCTCATCCCCAGTGCCACCAGCAGCATCTGATAGCTCCCCCAGCCCACGCCTCTGAACTTGAACTTCCACCTCCACGCCGCCCCCTCCCTCCCCGCCCTGCATCTCCCACCTATCCCCAATCCTGTTAATCCCTCAGAAATCTTGTCAATCCTGTCTATGGAATGCCCGCTCACCGCGGCACCGTCTTCACAATCCAAGCCGACCTCACGGCCTCATCACTCAACGGCACCTCCACCGGCGTCTTCCCTTTCAGACGAAGATCCTCCGCCTCAAAGCCAAACGTCTCCGCCCCAGCCCCCGTCCACACAGCGACAGCAAAATCCCCGGCAGACTTCCACACCGGGCGGGCAACCGCATGCCCCGGCAGCACCACCGCCCTCAGGTGCGAAAACGGAATCACCGGAGCCTTCTCTTTCTGCTCCTCCTTCCTCTCCACACTCGCCTTGATCACCTGCGGCAGGTCGATCACATAGAGCGTATCGCGGAAGTTCGCGGGGATCGTCTCCTGCTTCCTGCCAATCGGCCGATACTTGATCGCCATCCATCGGTCACCCGCAGGAGCTCTCACCAGCGCCTCAAACGCGGTATTCAGAATCAGACGCTTCTCCACCGCATCGACCACCGCCAGCCGGTCCTCGCCCTCAAAGACAAGATAGCGCCCATCCACCCATCTCGGCGTCACATCACTGAACCACGCCACCCCGCCGTATTCACGCGACACGGGAGACTCAATCAACGGAGAATCCGTGACCACCGCCGCCGCCGCACCTCCTGAGGCAGCCATCAGCCGCACCTCCCCGCCCGGCGACTTGGAGACCAGCTCCACCGTACAGGCATGGTCAGGCGACGACCACCGCTGTTCACCGTACACCGGCAAACTCGCCACACCCCCAAGGCAGATCAAAACCACGACAAGTCCAAACGTCTTCATAGCGCGCTAAAGGGATCCCCTCCCCCACACATGGACACCCCTGCGCTGCGAAACGTTGGCAAAAATCTTCTCCATCCATCAACTCCCAATTCCGCCAACTCCGTCCAAAAGAATCACTCCTCTGTGAAACTCCGTGCCCTCCGTGGTCATACCATTCCCATCCCAACCCCGGACCTCCTCTATGCCCAAATCCCGCAGTTCCACATCCCCTAAGCCCTCATTCCCAATTCCCCATCTTGTCAATCCTTCAGAAATCTTGTTAATCCTGTCTGATCCATGTCGCTCCCCCGCCACATCACCCTCGTCCTGCTGACCATCGCCTCCATGCGCGTCATCGCCGCCGAGCCCACGGCCGATGACCTCAAGCACGGGCGGAAGCAGTTCCAGCGCATGCTAGAGGACCGCCCCGAGATAGCCGTCTACCGGGCAGAGGGCAGCCCCGTCACCCAATACATCACCGAGTCCGACGCCCCCTGGCAATGGGCGCTGCGCGCCTTCGCCGGCATCTACGTCAACGAGCGCGTCTTCTGGGACCACCGCCCCCCGCCCCACGAGAGCAGCAGCGACTCCACTTCCCCCTACTTCCACGGGCTCTACTCCGTCAGCCTGCGCCCCCTGCCACAGGTCAAGACCAAAAAACTCGAGCACGCCTGGGCTCGATTCGTTTACGAAATGCTCACAATGAGCCGCGCACCCGAGCGAGACCACCTCGTACACCTCGTTTACTCCCGCCAGGTCTCCATCGACGCCGCCGTACGCGAGTACGCCCGCCTGCAATGGTCCGTCGACAAGCAGGTCGAACAGTTCTACCACCAAACCTGGCGCCCCTGGGCCCGGTCCCGCGGCATCCCCTCTCACCCCCATTTCTGGAGCCACGACCACCTCAGCACCTTCGAGTCCTGGTACGAGGAAACCTCATCCTCTTACGATTACATGCGCGAGCACTTCGAAAACATTCTGACCCCAGAAAAGAAATAGCCTCCGCAGCATCAAGGCTCAGACTTCAAACTTAAAACTTCAGGGCTTGCCGCCTCCACTGCGCCCTCACGCCTCCGCCCCCCTCCGCCTCTCTCCATCTACAGACGTCCATGACCGTCGATCCACCGCACCTCACTTGGCCTCACGCGGCCGCAGCGGCGCAAATACCTTGAACCGCTCCCGATAGTAGTCCTTCCACTGCCTCACGTGATCATAATTTTCCCGGTACGGCCTCCAGGGATAGTCCTCCGGGTCGTAGTAGTGCGCCAGCCACTTCTCAAAGTCATCCTGGTCCCGCCACCGCCAGACATCTTCATCATGCTTCACCCCCTGCGCCGCCGCCCAGGGCAGCCACACCTCCTGGCGGAACTTGTCCATCTTGTGGATCGCCTGCCACTCCACCTTCGCACAACCTTTGGCAAACTCATCCGCCGACACAGCACCGTCCAACGCACTCAGGTACAGGCCCCTCCACGCCGGACCCAGGGACATATTGTGCATCTCGAAGACCACGCCCGCCCACATCTTCTCGAACGCATCCCTGCCACTGCCCGTCACGTTGCGCACCCTCACCCGGTTCAGGCCCACCATGTCAGCTCTGCCGTGACTGGCCGCATACCCATCCGACGGATCCTCCGACTCCCAGAACACCCGCTCCCCCACGTACTTCCCCGCATACGCCTCCACCGCCCATTTGTAGATCTCATCCTTCTCCTCCACATAGCCCGCCTGGTCGTCCTTCTCCCGTCGATACACCGCCATCCCCAGCCGATCCGCCAGCATCCGCTCCACCTGCCGCTTCCCATGCTCCAGATCCGCCGGCGTCAGCTCCATGCGCGGCACCGGCTCCTTCACACTCTCTCCCTGCGCACGCCCCTCCGATGGACAGACCCAGCACCCCATCAGCAGCAGCGACGTCAGCAGCGCCCTCTTCATGAAGATATCCCCCAGAGTCATGACCTAGTTTTTCGCCATCCTAATGCCACCCCACATTTCCATCAACCTCTACCTGACCAGCCAGCCCGCCCCTTCTGCATCCGTATCCACTCCACCCCCCCCATCCTCCAACCTCCCCAAAACACGTGGTCCCGCGTGCGGAACTATGCCGCAGCCCCCAACCCGCTTCCTAGAACCCCAGCCAATCAACAGCGCCACCTCACCACCCCAGGACTCCGCAAACAGGGTTGGAGTACCGACTTTAGTCGGCTCAGGCCACACCCCTCCGCAGGCAATCTCCTTCCCCACCAACACCTCCTCACCCATCACCACCCAGATTTACAGCACCCGGCCCCATCCATCACTCCATCACTCCATCACTCCATCACTCCATCACTCCATCACTCCATCACTCCATCACTCCCACATCACCCCGAAGCCCATCCCTGAAAGGGATACCTACCGCAGCCCAAGGTTGGACGAGCCCTAAGCGAGTCAACCTTGGGTACCCGCCGCCCTCAACACCTTCACCTCCACCACCGCCAATCACCAAACGGCCCACCACGCCCCGCTCCCAGGAGCCGGGACGGCTCTTCCACCTTACCTGCGTCCTGCCATCCCATTCCTCGAACCCCAGCCCTCCGTTCGCCCGCCATCACCGCTGCCCTGGGATTAAAAAGGCATGCGATAGTGAAAAGGGGCACCCCACGCCCCACCGGAAGGCGGCAACACCCGTCCAGGTTCGAGGGTTTCACACGCGCCCTGCTCCGGCGCATCGCTTGCGCTGAGCCCTTCCCAATAGGCCCGATGATCCTCGCAACTGCGGCCTTTATGATCGCGCGCCAGCGGATCAGCACCGGCGGCCAGCACCAGGAGCGCCCGCATTTCTGAATCAAAGGCGTACTGCGCGAGGATCAGCGGGGTGAAACCACAGCCGTCCGCCGCATTCACATCCGCCCCCGCGTCCAGCAGGGTTTTGACATTGTCCAAGGTGCCTTCCCACACCGCGAGCATCAGAGGGGTCCAGTCCAGGCATACGTGGCGCCAGGTGCGAAGCTCAAGATTGGGCGAAAGCGAGAGCAGATACGCGAGCCGCCCGTCATCCGTCTCATGCCACATCGCACTCGCGGCATAATGCAGGAGCGTGCTGCCCTGCGACGGGAACGCGTGATCCACAGAGAGGCCGCTGGCCTCAAACGCCAGACGCAGACCCTCCACTTAGGCATACAGCGAGAGGACCATTTCGATCAGCCGCTCATGCCCGTGCTCATGCTCTTGTTCCTGTCCTTGTTGTTTCATCGCATCATCGCGTCCCGGAGTGTTTGTACGAAGGGCCGGATGGAAGGTGTCAGCAAAGCCCCGTTCCCCCATCACCTCAAGATGGCAACCCCCAACGCCCACATTCCGCTGGTCGCCATCAGGCCCCAGACGATGCGGTACTTTCGCAGCACGCGGAGGGAGGGCGCATGCCCCTCCAGCCCCTCAGGCGTATAGTACACCCAGCGGAGGGAGGCATGCCCGCGGGTGATGGAATCGATGAATTTCCCCTTGCCCGCACCCCCGAAGGTCGAGGGCTTGCCGACCAGAGCCCATTCCTCCGGATCCCGCCGCTCCACCACGCGCGCAAGATCATCGTAGGTGCTCATGAAGTACAGAAAGCACACCATGGCGATGGCAATAGAGAGGATGAACATAGGGCAGGTCCAGTCTAAGCCGGGCAAGATAAAGTCTATGGTTCAGGAATCTCCAGGTTTCGCCACCTTTTTTTGAGGGAATCCCCGCAGCATCTTCGTAAGCAGAGCCTTCGTGCGCCGTACGCTGACATCCTCTCTCAAAAAGCTGATTGTTCACACCGCCGCGTCCGGTGAAGCCGTTCCTTCCTGCACACAGATCTCGGCAGCAGCATCGATGACGTAGCCTGCCGCAATGCAAGTCGCCCATCCTCGTCAGGAGGAAAGGTGTCATCTCGAACTTGTCGACATCCATGCCGAGCAAGTCTGCCACCTCAGACAGCATGGAGATGCGATCGGCGGGATCTCGACGCCGCTCTTGACGATCTCGATCAGCCAGTTGAGTCAGCCGACCATGCGGACTCCGCCCGTCCCGTCCCGCAGTCAGTTCGCCCCCTTTTCTCAAACTCCAAATTCATTCCCCCATCCTGCCCAATTCCGCTGCGTCGGCCCAGCCTGTATCAGTCTAACCTCACGCGTCATCCTGCATTCAACCATCAAATGACCCGCCCCACTCCCCCAACCCCTGCCGTCGTTTGCGCGTCCACACGTTGACAGCCAAACGCAACGTCCTAAGGTGCTCCATGAATTTTGCGATCCGCAAATTACAGTCCCTGCTCCGGCTCCTCCTGTGCCTTCTCCTGACCGGGCAGGCCTACGCCATCGACCCCGCCGACCAGGGCATCGTCGTTATTAAGACCCGCCCCGGGCAGGGCGACGAATTCGCCCAAGGCGTCATCTACACCCGCTGCGAGCATTTTGCCGTCACCAGCACCATCCATCACGGCAGGGGGCAGTCCACCATCATCCAGCGCACCAACCTGGTGACCGCGCTCCCCTTTGACGACGTGTTCAGCCGCATCCTCGTGGACGACTCCGGCACCGCCCTCGTGAGCGAGAAACTCCAGCAGCTCAGAGCCCTGCTCCAGCGCTACCCCGGCACTGCCGCCACCCTCAGGCCGCTCGTCGATGAGCTCACCAGCTACCAGCAGAAGTTCGCCGCGGGCGAGGTCCGCTTCCGCGGTACATGGATGGCCCGCACCGCGTTTGACAAAATCGTCCGCGACGAGGAACAGAAGCTCAAAGACGCCGAACTCGCCCGGCAGAAGGCCAGGGATGAAAAGACCGCCATGGAGCTCAAGGCCAGGCAGGACGCCGAGGCCGAAGCCCTCCGCCAGGCCGCCCTCAAGCAGAAGGCAGAAGATGAAACCCGGCAGAAAAAAGAAATGGCCACCCGCGCCGAATCCGCCCGCCGCCAGGCCGAGACAGATGATGAAGCCCGGCGCGCTGGCAATCTGCGCGTCATCATGCCCGGGCTCGCCGCACGTCTCCTGCAGGGCACGCACGCCACCTTCGCCACGTTTGCCCAGGGTCGCGGCACCCCCACCGCGCCACCTGTGCAGCCCGTCCCCGCCGCCTGGCAGGAGGGGGCCCTGCCCACCCCCCGCATCAGTTCCCAGGCCACCGCCATCAAGCCTGGCACCACGCATCTGGCTCCTGCCATCCAGTATTGGGAGTCCGCAGAGGGCCTCGTCGCCGCCCGCCTCTGCGTCCCCCTGCAGCAGGAGGGCGCCCGCGCCACCAATACCGACGACCTCCGCCACTTCCAGCGGCTCGTCGCCATGCTCTCACCCACCGCCGCAGAGTGGCTCCCCCTCAGTCTCGCCAGCGCCCGCGCCAGACTCCGTCTCGATGGCAACACCCAGCCGGACGCCCGGCCCACCGCCGTGCTCACGCGCGAGTTCGACCGCCGCACCTACCAGCTCACCTACGAGGCTCCCGCCATCCACGAGGACGGCTACTTCTACTCCTACCTCACCCTCTCCGTCCGCTAGGTTCATGAAATATTACTACCTGGACGCTGACTCCCAGCCCGCCGGACCCGT